AATATGGGAGAAGCTATTTTTCCTACACCATTCAAAGACATTCCAATTATGGGTGATAAACTAACTTATGATAATCTTGAAATAAGTTTTATTGTTGATGAATTTCTAGAAAATTATACATCACTTCATGAATGGATGACTGCTATAGGATTTCCAAAAGACAGAAAACAGTTTCGTAATTTTAGATCAAATACATCAAGCACACCTAGTGCATCGGCAACCCCATCAACTGAAAGAGTTGGAAAAGTAACTTCAGCAAATGCATTATTTTCTGATGCATATCTAATGGTGCTTTCAAATAAAAATAATCCAATTCTTGAAGTTGATTTTCACAATATGTATCCTGTATCCCTTAGTGCATTGCAATTTAGTCAAGATGCTACGGATGTTCAATACATAACAGCGAGTGCGACATTCTCATATCAGATATATGAATTTACTACATTATAGAGGAACTAAATGGACAAGTTAAGTGAACTACAGGCAGAAGCCAAAGAAGACCTTATTATTTTAGATGATGAAGACCTACACCAACAATCCTATAAAAATCAAATCATCAAACCAAAATGGCTGGACTATAAGTCCAAATATAAACTTATGATGTTTCAGTGTAAAGCTGAACATAAAAGGTTGTATCGTCAAAAATGGGAATATTACGGTGGTAAATCTGATGCAAAAGTTTATGCTGCAAAACCTTTTGATCTCAAGGTTTTGAAAACTGATCTTGGCGTTTATATAAATTCTGATGAAGACATTATTGAGGTTGAGAAAAAAATTATATACTATGAAACAGTAATAGAGTTTATAGATGGTGTGATAAAGTCCATAGATAGTAGAGGGTGGGATATTCGTAATGCCCAAGATTGGAAGAAGTTTATCGCTGGAGGTTTTTGATGAGAAAGTGGATTGGTTATTATAAGGATGTTATTTCTGATAATCAAATCAAAGAAATTTTTAATTATCCTTGGGAGTGGTCTGCTTCAAAATATACAAATGATGATGGAGTAATTCCCAATAGTGAAGAACGAGTTAAAATGGATGAAGTTTGGGCCCGAGAAGAAAATAGACCATATCCATCTTTGAAATCTGCTGTCTTAAAATCTATGAGATTTTATGGGGAAGAACATGAAAACTTTTCTTGCATTCACCATACTGACTTTCGTATTAACAGGTACGGCGTCAATGGTTTTATGTCCCCACATATTGACAACATACATCATTCTCATGGTCAAAAATATGGATATCCCCAAGTCTCGGTTCTCTTGTTTCTAAATGATGACTATGAGGGAGGAGAATTTATTGTTGCTGACAATGAATACCACCCCACAGTCGGCTCTGCTTTAATTTTCCCATCAAATTTTATGTTTCCTCATGAGGTTAAACCAGTAACAAAAGGCGAAAGGTGGAGTGTGATCACATGGTTAATGTAAATAGACATGAAATATTTCCAACGGTAGTGCATCAATTTAATTGCGGTTTTAGTGACCTCAATGCACTTGATGTAACACAAATGAATACTTATATTCTAGCAAATGAAAATGAAGATATAGTGAATCAATCTAAAGATGGATTACAGAATCTATCTACATTTAGAAAATTGGTAGATATTGTATATGAACAGAATGAAAAATATTTAAATGATTTGAAATACAAGTTTGATAAAATAGAAATTACAAGCATGTGGTCCAACCATCTAAAGCCTAATCAATCACATCCACCACACACACATTCTAATAATTTTTTGTCTGGAGTGTTTTATCTCCATTCTGAATTTCCAGCATCACCAATTCAATTCTTTGATCCTAGAGTTCAAGCAAATGTTCTCTCTCCAAGAAATGAATCAAACATTTACAACTCAAGTATGATTCAATTTAATTGTTTACCTTGCACTGGATATATTTTTCCAGCATGGTTACAACATTGGGTTCCTCCAACTCCTGTAGATAGAGTTAGCATATCTTGGAATATTATTGTTAGAGGCGAGTATGGGGAAGTTGGAACTTTCCAAAATGCTAATATCTAAAAAGAACGAAGTATATTTAAAATTATCTGATGTTGAGCCATCCGTATCTGCTGAACTCAATGATTTCTTTACCTTTGAAGTTCCCGGTTTCAAATATATTCCTGCTTATCGAAATAAAATGTGGGATGGAAAAATTAGATTGTACAATATTGTCACAGGTGAGATATATGTAGGACTTCTTCCCTATATAGAAGAGTACCTTAAAAATAATGGTGAAAATTATGAACTGGAAACCGGAGTTAGAAGTGAACGCACAGTGGCCGGAAGTGTGGTGCAAGGGTTTGTACGAGGACTTAGACCCACACTTAATGGACGACGCATTGAAGTACGAGATTATCAGATTGATGCCATCGCCCATGCTATCGCCACAAATCGTTCTTTGCTTATTTCTCCTACTGCTTCCGGTAAGTCACTAATAATATACTGTCTTGTTCGTTACTACCAGATGATGGAACTAAAAACTTTAATTTTGGTCCCAACAACTTCGCTTGTCGAACAGATGTATAAGGACTTTAAAGATTATGGGTGGAGTTCTGAAACATACTGTCAAAAAATATATCAAGGACATGATAAGAAAGTAACTAAGGATGTTGTGATATCCACTTGGCAATCTATTCATAGAATGCCCAGACAATACTTTAGACAGTTTGGTGCGGTGTTTGGTGATGAAGAACATTTATTCAAAGCCAAATCACTTACTGGTATTTTAACAAAACTTGATACTTGCAAGTATCGTTTTGGATTGACAGGTACATTGGATGGAACTCAAACACATAGATTGGTGTTGGAGGGATTGTTTGGTAAAGCAAGATATGTTATAACAACTAAGGAACTAATTGATAATAAAACATTAGCTGATTTAGAAATTAAATGTATAGTTTTAAACTATCCTGATGAGGATAGACAAATAGTAAAGGACTTTGAATATGCTGCTGAACTCGAATACATCGTCACTAAGGTTGAAAGGAATATTTTTCTATGCAATCTTATGGGCTATTGCAATGGCAACACTCTCTGCCTTTTCCAGTTCATAGAAAAGCATGGTCAACCACTCTATAATCTAATAAAAGATAAATACAAAGACAGAAAAGTTTTCTTTGTTTATGGTGGTGTCAATACAGATACTAGAGAAGAAATACGGGAGATAGTAGAAAATGAAAAAGATGCCATCATTGTTGCGAGTTATGGGACTTTCAGCACTGGTATTAATATTCGTAACATTCACAACATCGTGTTCGCAAGTCCCTCAAAAAGCAAAATCAGGGTGCTTCAGTCACTTGGGCGGGGTTTGCGGCAACAAGGAGGCGACAAGACCTTACGGCTATACGATATCTCCGATGATCTCTCCCTTGATTCTAAACTCAATTTCACTTTGAGACATTTTAAAGAACGTATAAATATATATCAAGAACAGAATTTCGATTACAAAATAGACAGGATAAAATTAAAATGAACATAGAAAACTATAAGATTTTAAAGCTTGTCAATAGTGAGATGATCGTTTGTGAAATGAACAATGAAAGTCCACAACATTATGAGATCATAAATCCATTGAAAATGGATATCGAGAATAAATCTCCCTCTGGGGAAACACTAAATTTATCGCCATGGCTTCAACACTTCACTGAACAAAAATATTTCAATATCCCTAAATTTCAATGTGTGATTATTGCTGATGCCTCCGTTGGATTGTCCAAATATTATGAACATGTAATTAGGAAGATAAATACCGAATGGAATAATGAAGAAGTTATAAGTTCAGACGAGGACGAAGCTGTGTATGATGATCTCCTAATGGAAGCTAAATCAGACTCTAAACTTATTCATTGACCAAAGCACATACTTAATGTACACCCTTTTTTTGCACTTGTCAATACCCCTAATGAAATATTAAAAGAGACTTGACATTTATAGTCATAACCATTATTATAAGGTATATTAATTGGAGATTTAAATGGCAAAGAAGAAAAGTATTCACTATGTTGACAATAAACAATTTTTACAGGCTATGATTGACTGGAGAGAAAGTTGTGAAGTTGCAGAAACATCAGGGAAAATAACACCGCCAGTTACAAATTATATTGGTGAATGTTTTTTAAAGATTGCAACGCATTTAGCATACAGACCAAATTTTATTAATTACACATACAGAGATGAGATGGTTTCAGATGGTATTGAAAACTGTCTGCAATATGTTAAAAACTTTAATCCAGAGAAATCATCGAATCCTTTTGCCTACTTTACCCAAATCATTTATTACGCTTTTCTTAGACGAATTGCAAAAGAGAAAAAACAAAGTCATGTAAAAAATAAAATGATTGAACGAGAGGCGTATACTTCTTTTACAACTATGGAAGGTGATAACACTAGATATCAAATTGATGGTCTTAATTTATCTACTTTTCTACCAGAAGAAGATGTATATAAACCAAAGAAAAAAGAACCTGCTAAGAAGAAGGGTTTAGAAATTTTCATGGAGAAAGATACTTGAAGGTTGCACTAATTACCGATACTCACTTCGGAGCTAGAAATGATAATTCTAATTTCAATGAATATTTTTTCGAGTTTTACGAGAATCAATTTTTCCCATATTTAAAGGAACATGGTATAACCGATGTTATTCATCTTGGCGATGTGATGGACAGAAGGAAATATGTGTCCTATCGTATTGCTAAAGATTTTCGTGAGCGTTTTATTGATCAATTTGAGAATATTAATTTTCACATGTTAGTTGGGAACCATGACACCTTTTATAAGAACACCAACGCTGTAAACTCACTACAGGAACTTGTAGACGGTAGATACGAGAATATTACGGTATACGAGGAAGCTACTGAAGTTGAGTTTGATGGATGTAAGATTCTGTTTGTTCCGTGGATTAATGCAGATAACATGTCCCATACCACTAATCTGTTGAAAAAATCTGATGCTCAAGTTTGCATGGGCCATTTGGAGTTGAATGGTTTTGAAATGCAGAAGGGTATGTATATGGATCATGGCTGGGACAAACAAGAGTTCAAAAGGTTTGATATGGTGTTGAGTGGTCACTACCACCACAAATCAGATGATGGGCAAGTGTTTTATCTTGGTACACCATATCAGATTTACTGGAATGATTGGAATGATCCAAAAGGATTCCATGTGTTCGATACAGAGAAAAGAGAGTTAGAACGGATTGTGAATCCTCTTACTATTTTCTCTAAGATTTACTATGATGATAGCCAAGAGATTAACCATGATATGTCATCGTATAAGAACAAATATGTGAAACTGGTTGTGGTTAATAAGAAAGACTTATATCAGTTCGATAAATTTGTTGATAAGTTGTTACAGGCAGATTGTCATGAAGTTAAGATTGTTGAAGACTTTTCAGAACTCGACGCAAGCAATGTATCAGATGATATTGTTGAGAATACCGAAGACACGATGACGCTACTGGAACGATATATTGATGATTTGGATGTTACCCTAAGTAAAGATAGACTTAAAAATACAATGAGAACTTTATATACTGAAGCACAGGATTTAGAAATTTGATAACTTTTGAATGCGTTAGGTGGAAGAACTTTTTATCAACTGGAAATAATTTTACCGAAATACAACTAAACAAACAATCAACTACACTTATTATTGGTGAAAATGGTGCAGGGAAATCTACTGTGCTTGACGCACTATGCTTTGGGTTGTTTGGTAAACCTTTTCGTAACATCAATAAGCCACAACTTCTCAATACTGTTAATGGTAGTGCATGTATTGTTGAAGTAGAGTTTAAGGTTGGTGGTAAGAAGGTAAAGGTTGTTAGAGGTATCAAGCCAAATGTGTTTGAGATTTATATCAATGGTAAGATGTATAATCAAGATGCAAATTCCAGAGATTACCAGAAGTATCTTGAACAACAAATCCTAAAACTAAACTATCGTAGTTTTACACAGGTTGTTATTCTTGGTTCATCTACATTCGTTCCCTTTATGCAGTTGAAGGCCCGGCATCGTAGAGATGTTGTTGAGGAGATTTTGGATATTCAAATCTTTTCTTTGATGAATATGATACTCAAGCAGAAACTAAAAACAATTGATGATAGTATGAAGGACATTCAGTATAAGGCTGAACTAACTTCAGAAAAGATTTCTCTGAAAGAAAAATATATTGAGGACTTACAAGAAAACAAAAGAAAACTTTTGGTTGAGAAAACAAATTTAATTTCTGGTAATGAAGAAGAGATTTTTAAAAAGAAAAGAAGGATTGCTGATCTTCAAGATGACATTGAGAGTATGCATGAGAAGATATCTGATGCCTCAAAGGTTGAAGAGAAGTTCAATAAGTTAAAAGACATTCAATCCCAACTGAAAGAAAAACATAGGGCCCATAGTAGACTTGTTGGGTTCTTTGAATCCAATGAGGATTGCCCAACATGTCAACAACACATTGATGAGATTTTCAAATCCACTATGGTTGACAAAAAGAAAACTGAAGCTGATAAGTTGTCTAAAGGAATGAATGACCTTAAAGATGAATTAAATGCGACT